GGTAACTCCGTATTTCGAGAACGGAAGAATCTGGGTCCCGGAGTCCCAAGGATTTACAACGATGCTCATGAGTGACGCACTGGAGTTTCCCTTCGGTGCAAGCGATGACTTGGTAGACACCATGACCCAAGCGATCATTCACCTTCGATCCAATGTTATGGCACTGAGCAATGACTCTCACATGAGTGAAGAAATTGACGACGAAGACGATTACAAGAAGCGTAGGCGGACTTCCTACTGGAACTCAGCCGTTGCTTAACCCAAAATAAGGAAATCTAAGAAATGGCCGTATCCAAACTCAATCCCCTTCCCGCTGGCATTCCCTCCGCAGCTCCTATTGCCCCAGTAGAGTTCACAGTCAACGATCCTCAGTTGATGTATGGCGGTATCGAAGAAGGTCCCGAGGAATTTGACGAAGATGAAATGGAGTTCTACGGCAACATTGCAGGGGAGCTGGACGAACGTCTTTTGCTTCGCATCGGTAACCAGTGCAAGTCGTGGCTCCAAAAGGACTTGGAATCTCGCTCCGAATGGGAAGCTACCATCGAAAAGGGGATCAAGAACCTTGGTCTTCACGTCATGGATTCGGATGACGATGACGCTCCGTTTGATGGCGCTTGCATGGCAGTCCACCCCCTTATCTTGGAGGCAGCAGTCAAGTTTCAGTCCAAGGCCACTGCCGAGCTTCTTCCTGCCACGGGTCCCGTCAAGACACAGGTCTTGGGTGTCGAGACCGAAGCAAACCTTGGGCGAGCCAACCGGGTCAAGGAGTTCATGAACTACCAGATCACCAAGCAGATGACCGAATACTACCCGGACATGGAAAAGCTTTTGTTCCACCTTCCGCTGTACGGCTCGGCCTTCAAGAAGACTTACTGGGACTTCAATCTGGATCGGCCCGTGTCGTGCTTCGTGGCAGCAAACGACTTCGTAATCAACCAGAATGCCCGTTCCATCGAAAAGTCACGCAGGTACTCCGAGCTTCTTCCGGTCATATCCGGAGCAGAATTGAAGTCAAAGATACTTGACGGAGAATACATCGAACCAAAGGAATGGCGCGGACGGGTCAACACAGCCTTCAACGAAAGCAAGGACAATTACGACGTCGGTGGCGACAATGCGGTAGGTGGAGAAACTGCCGTAGTGGTCGATAACGTCACCCTTGCCACCCAACGGGCTGCTGGTGTGTCTTCAATGGACCCGGCCTTCGACAAGGCATTTTCTCTTGTAGAAATGCACTGCTACTTGTCCCTTCCGAACCCCTACGGGCAGCCGGGTTACACTGATCCGTACATCGTTACCTTTGTCCGGGAATCGGGGGAAATCCTCAGCATCCGCAGGAATTGGAACGAAGATGACAAGAATCGTAAGCGCATCATCTGGTTCTCCCACTACCTTTATGTCCCGGCCTTTGGCTTCTACGGGGCAGGACTGTTCCACCTTCTGGGGAACTTCCAAAGCACCTTGACAAGCGTCATGCGCTCCCTTGTGGACGCGGGGCAGTTTGCCAACATGCAAGGGGGTCTCAAGCTCAAAGGGCTTCGGATTACCGGGGATGGCGGTGCCATCGCACCGGGTGAATGGCGCGAGACAGAATCTCCAATTCAGGACATCTCGAAAGCCCTGTTCCCCTTGCCGTACAAAGAACCGTCTCAGGTCCTTTCCCAGCTCCTTCAGTGGCTCGACGGAAGGGCTGGGAGCTTCGCGGACTCGACCGAGCAGGTAGTAAGCGACTCGACCAATTACGGGCCTGTAGGAACGACTATAGCCCTTCTGGACGCATCCATGAAGCTGTTCTCGGCAATCCACAAACGGGTCCACTACAGCCAAGAACAGGACCTCAAACTGCTTGCCCGGGTCAACTACGAGTACATGCCTCCCGAGTACCCTTACGACGTAGCAGGAGGTCAGCGCAACGTTTTCAAGGATGACTTCGATCCGATGAAGGTAGATGTGGTTCCGGTCAGTGATCCGAATGTCACCAGCAACGCCCATCGCCTTACTTTGGCCGAACGCAAGCTGCAGGCGGCTCTCCAGCGACCGGACATTCACAATCTGAAAAGTGCCTACCGCAAGTTCTACATTGCCCTCGGGGAAGAGAACATTGATGACATCTTGATCCCGGAGCAGCAGGCAGCTCCCTTATCCCCCTTGGAGGACATCCTTGCCATTAACCAAGGAAAGCCCATCAAGGCTTTCGAAGGCCAAGATCACAAGTCCCACGTCGAGTTCAAGATGGCGTGGTTGCAGGACCCGTTGGTTGGAGGTGCTTCGGAAACAATGAAGCAGCTTGCCCCTCTTGTCTTGGCAAACGTGCGTGAACATCAACTACTTCAGCTCAGTGAGCAGGTCAATGGTATGACCCAAATGCAAACCGGAGGTGTCCCCAATCAAGACCCGAATGTTATTGCCCAGATTCAGGCACAGGCGGCCAAAGAAGTCCTTAAAGCCAATCAGGCCCTTGCTGAAACGCTTGGTGGAGACGGTCAGCCGATGCAGGTTATCGCTCAGGCTGAAATGCTTAAGGCCCAGACCGAAGCCAACCGCGTTGGTCACGTCAAGATGAAGGACCTTGCAGACCTTTCAATCAAGGCCCAGAAGGTGGACATCGACAGGGTGGAAGCCTTGTTGAAAGCTAAGGAAATGGGAGCCAATGCCGAGATCGAACAGTTCAGGGCAGGCTTGGATGCCGTCAAGCTCGGATTGGATAACCTGATGCGCGAAGCCCAGATGGGTCAGCAAAAGGAAGACTCGGGGGCAAAAAGGTCCTTGGAGGAGAAGAAGCTTGGAGTATCCTTGATTTCTAACTCCATGAAGTCATCTAAGAATAAAAAGAAAAAGTAATGGCTCGTTTCCTAGAACGAAGAATACAGAACATCATCGGGGATTCAAGCCTCGATGATGGAGTTACAAAAGCTTTTCTAAGGGACATGGAATCTAAATTGGAAGTTCTGATGAAGGAACGTGACCCTTTGGAAATTGCTCACGCGCAGGGATATGTCGCAGCCCTGCACGCTTGTATCGAAAAAGTGCGACTTACAAACAAGCAAAGACTTGTAAACGAAGAAGAAGAAGAAGAGGACTGAAATGAAAAAGCTAACAAGCTTTGATCCTAACCGTACTGACTGGGTTTCCGCTAACGACATTCCTGACCCAGATACACTTCCTGAAATTACTGGATGGAACATTCTTATTCGCCCCATCGAACCGGAAAAGAAGATCGGTTCCGTATTGCTTCCGACTTCATTTACCGAAGACGTCAAGTATCTCAACAACGTCGGACAGGTCAAAGCAATGGGTCCTTTGTGTTTCAGCGATCCGAACACCAAGCCAAGCGACGGTTCTTACTTTCCACACGGACGTTACAAGGCTCCGTGGTGCAAGGTAGGTGATTACGTTGTGTGGGGTAAACATCAGGGCACCAAGCTGCAGTACAAGGGTGTTGCATTTGTCCTTCTTGCCGATGAATTGATTCTTATGAAGATTGAAAATCCCGCAGACATCAATGCGATGTATGGAGTGAAGTAATACCATGGCAACCCCAAAGACAAACTGGACTGACATTGAAATTGACACTGAAGGCGATACTTCCATTGAAGATATCGTAATGGAACTGAATAATGGCGACGAAGAATCTAAGCGAACCGAAGTTAAAAAAGCCGAAGCGGACGAAGACGAAACGGATTTCTCCGAAAGGAGTGAAGGTAAAGGCCGCTTCGCGAAGGCACAAACGGAGACAAGGGAAGCCGAAGTAACTGAATCCGACGAGGACATGCAGCTTAAGCCCAACAAGGCTTTCAAGCGGATTAAGGGTCTTCTTTCACGAAATCGTGAACAGGAAGAAATTATCCAAAAGCAGCATGAAGTTATCAAGCATCTTTCCCAGAACTCCAAGCAGTTTGAAAAGAAGAACATCGAAGCCCAGAAGGCCAACTGGGAGCGCACTGTCGAATCCAAGCAGAACGAGCTTGAAAAGGCAATGGCGGAAAACGATCCAAAGGAAGTTGCCAAGCTTACACGTGAGCTTGCTGACGCCCAAATGCGCTTCTCTGCCATGCAGGCGGTCGAAGAAGACTTTGACGAAACCGTTGAAGTCCCGGAGCCCCCGAAGGCCGCTACACCAGAAGGTCCTCCGGAAGCTGCCCAAGAGTGGGTGTCTCGCAATCCGTGGTTCTTCAAGGACAAGGAAAAGCACTTTCTTGCGCGTACTCTTTCCAGCACCCTGCAGCAGGAAGGAAAGTACGATCCGGAATCCGAAGAGTACTGGGACGAACTTGACCGTCGTCTGTTGAAGTACAACATCAAAGGTGGCACAAAGGATACCCGTAAAAGGGTTAACAATGACATCGAAGAAGTCGAGGAAGTTGAAGAGCGTCCCGCGCCGAAGCGCAAGGGTTCTCCCGTCAGTTCGTCTCGTTCGTTCGGTGACGAAGACGGCGGCGGGCGTGCTCAGTTCACGCGCACGGGCAACAAGGTTTCGGCCACTCCTTCACAGGACGACATCGAAATGGCAGAAAAGATGGGAGTCAGTTTGTCTGACTTCATGAAAGAAAAGTTCAAGTATGCGGCACAGGGCTATAAGGGCTATGTTCCCATCGACATCACGTAATCGTAATTTTATGTTATACTAAGAAAGGAACTACCCACTATGGCTAGAAATGCAATCCGTACTTCACGGGAAACTGAAGCTAAGGTTGAAACTTACACTCCACCGTTTAGCTACGACATCCCTGAGGAAGTGAGAGAGCAGTTTGCTTCTAAAGGACTCCACCTTCGTTGGGTTCGAATCGTTATCGAAAACGGTGACGATATCAAGAACATCGCAGACAGGCGGCGCGAAGGATATGAACCTGTTACTGTTTCGGAACTCCCGGAAGAGTTTAGAGACCTCTTTGAAGTAAGATCAGTAGGCCAGTTGGCTTCCAACAAATACACCAACGTCGTAACCGTCGGTGACCTTGCCCTGTTCAAGATTCCTCTTGCTAAAGCACAGGCGCGTCACAGATATTACGAAGATATGGCGGCAAACAATGAACGTGCAGTATTGTCCCGTATGGAAGGGTCCAACAAACGTATGGATCGACTTCTTCCAATACAGAATGACTCTACTTCCACTGTTCGCGTAGGAACAAAACCAGCCGAATTCGGTAAGACTCTGAAGAGCACTACCAAGGATTCGGATGAAGAGGAGTAATAGAAAATGACTGTTAGTTTTCCCGGCGGTCTAGTGCGTTCGCGCACAATTGGCGCTCATTCTAATAGGCTGAAGGCATATCCGATCAAGAACGGTGCGCACTCGGCAATGTACACGGGTACGCCCGTTAAGCTTTCTGCGGGTACGCTCGACGTTGCGACGAACACGGCGGCTGTTGTGGGTGTTACCCGCAGCTTCGCGTGGATCGACAAGACGACCGGCCAGCCCCAGTATTCCAAGTATATCCCTGCGAATACGTCCCAGAAGAATTCTGGTTACCTTGAGGGCTTCACGCAGCCGTTTGCGCTCGTGGACGACAACCCCATGGGTACGTGGATTTGTAAGACCGACGCTTCAACTGCAGCTTCCTTTATCGGCGAACTTGCCCGCGTGACGAACGCTGGTGCTGGTAGTGCTACTACGGGTCGCGCTGCTTGCGAAGTTGACGGTTCAGGTACCGCAGTGTCGGCTGGTAACGCGATGTTCCGCGTCATCAGTGCTTATAAAATCTCCGAGATTACTTCGGCAGGTGGACAGGATAACGATTTTGATTTGGACGCTTCGACACTTGTTGAAGTCACGTTCTCGAATCATATTTATCGTTAATAGTTAAGGAGCTAGAAACAAATGGTTATGACTCGTGGTCAATTTCAGAAGCAGCTAGTTCCGGGCCTGAACAAGATTCTCGGTGCGTCTTACGGTGAAGTGACGGCAGAACACGTCCCTCTCTTTGAGATCGAGAACTCTAATCGGGCCTTTGAAGAGGAAGTCCTCATGTCGTCTCTTGGCACGGCACCTACGAAAAACGAAGGTGAAGGTGTCCAGTACGACGAAATGCAGGAACTTTGGACTTCACGTTATACGATGGAAACCGTAGCCCTTGCCTACGCGATTACCGAGGAAGCGGTCGAAGATAACCTCTACGACACGTTTACGAAGATTCGCACGAAGGCTCTTGGCCGTGCCATGGCGAACGCAAAGCAGATCAAAGCTGCGAACGTGTTCAACCTTGGTTTCTCGGCTACGCGCCCAGGCGGTGACGGCGTTGCTCTCTTCTCGGCTTCACATCCGACGTTGAGTGCAGGTAACCAGACGAATACAACGACTGCCGACTTGTCGGAAACAGCGTTGGAAGCGGCTGCTATTGCCATCAACTTGACAAAGGACGACCGTGGTGTCCTTATCGGTGCAACTCCGGTAAGCCTTCACATTCCTCCGCACCTCAAGTTTACGGCTCACCGTATCTTGAAGTCTACTCTCAGTACGACTGCTGGTGGTTCAAACGCCTTCAACAAGAACGATACCAACGCTCTCCGCGACATGGGTATCTTCTCGAAGGGTGTTTACGTCAACAACCGTTTCTCGGATACGAATGCTTGGTTTATCAAGACTTCGGTTCCGAACGGCACCAAGATGTTTGTCCGTAAGGCTCTTGCCACGGCAACGGAAGGTGACTTCGAAACGGGCAACATGCGCTACAAGGCTCGCGAGCGTTATACGTTCGGGTTCTCTGACTGGCGTCAATGGTGGGGATCGACTGGCAGCTAACTGCTGACAGTCCTTGACTACATACCAAAGTATGGTGGAGAAACCCCGGGAAACCGGGGTTTTTTCTTTATTGGGTATAATTGGCTATGACCCAGAAGAGATTCTATGAAATAGCCAAACGGTACCGCCCTAAAGGGGTAAAGATTCGCTTCAAGCGGACCTTTAACGCTCCCGCAGAGGCGTATGCCATGCTCAAGCAGGATGGTACCAAAGAAATCTATACACCCCGTCCGGACTGCCGAGACGGGCTTTTCTATTACCTGCACGAGTGTGCCCACGTAATCCTGAGACATCTGTACATGGAAGACCTACCCATATGGAAACAGGAGTACGAAGCGGAGATGTGGGCCATTGCCACCATGCGCAGGGAGGGAATTCCGGTCTCCCGAAAGATGCTTAAGGAAGCCAAGAAGTACGTCAGGAATTGCATCAGGGAGGCGGGGAAGGATTCAAAGGTACCGTACAAGGTACGTAAATGGGCAGGTTTGACTTAGTGTTATAATGCCTAAGTTACCCCAATGTAACATACTTAGATTAAACGGGTTAAAAGAAAGAGGTTACATCTAACATGAGTTCAACTCCTTACGCTCCGGTCACTTGCGTTGATGCGGCTACTTCCATTGGTGCTGCTGACGCAACCATCGTCCCCCTTGATTATCGTTTCAGCGGTGAGAACAACTACGCTATGAATTTCGTAGGTACGCTTGCTTCCGTAGGTACAGGAGACTCTGTAACAGTTCAAGTCTCCCCTGATTGGAAATCTGAAACTGCCTCTGGCGCTATGTGGGTAGGTGTTGAAACTTTTGTTTCTACTTCCTTTAACGGCTGCGTCAACGGTCCTTGGGCAGCGGTTCGTTTTCTTAAACCGGGTTCCCAGACAGCCAAGGTTGTGGGTCTCGCAGCAGGACGCAATCGCAGTAAACCTGCCATCGTAGGGTAACCCCAATGCCCATCGTTGATCGCGTCGTAAGGCGAACAGTCAGACCCACTCTGCGACGTTCGTTGCTTGACACTTCAAGCCTTAGTTCGTTTGAAAACGGAATCCATTTGGATTTCACAACGGGTACCTTTTACACAAAAATAGCGGGGCAAGACCCGATTGTGTACCCAACGCTTCAATCGATGTTTACGTTCACGGGCGGGGCTGAGAGCATGTACATGGGGCCTGCGGGCCTTCTCGTACACTCAATCACGAACACGCCGCGCATTGAGTACGATGCGAGCGGGAACTGCCTTGGGCTTCTGATGGAGGCGAGCAGGACGAACCTATGTTTACAGTCGCAGGACCTGACAACGACTTGGGTTGACGTAAACACAGTAGTCATAACGGCTAACTCTACTACGGCCCCCGATGGCACACTGACCGCCGACACCATCACAGACAATGGCGCTGGGTCCATCAAGGGAAAAGAGCAGACGTTCGTCGTGGCGAATGATAGTTTGGATCACACGGGGTCAGTGTTCATTCTCAAGACCAGCGGCGGGACATCCACGACATCAAAATTGTCTCTCTTATTGAGCGGCGGAACTCCTGTCACTACAGACGTTTATTTCAACACTGACACAGGCGTCGTTGGCGCTGGAACTGCTACGGTCACGAGTTACGGCTTATACTGGCGACTTTCGGCGAAGGTCACGAATAACACCACGGGCAACACGACACTGAGGTTTCAATACTACCCGGCAGTGAATACCCACGGCCTTTACACGGACAGCATTGCCGCACAGGGTTCTGCAATCGTGTGGGGTTTTCAGCTTGAGAAGGCGAGTTTTGCCTCCTCCTACATCCCTACCACCACAACCTCAGTAGCCCGCACAGCAGATAGCTGCATCCGCACTCTGAGCACAGAATTCAGCGCAACGGCTGGGACTGTGGTTGTCAACGTCGCAGACTTCATCTCTGCGGATGTGACTGCCAATAACTGTATTGCGAGCCTTGACGACGCCACTGCAAACGAGCGTTTCACGCTACAGCGCACAAATACAGCGGGAGCCATGCGCCTGAACGTGTTTGACGGTGGTGTAAATCAGGCGGCTGTTGATGGTCTGTCTGCCATCTCAACCGCCGGGGTAAGACTGGCTTACGCCTATGCGGCCAATGACTTCGCAATTTCTGGGAACGGCGGCGCAGTCGTCACTGACGGGGCCGGGACGCTTCCAACTGTAACTCGGCTTGACCTTGGCTCCCGTCTCACGGGCGAACATCTTTTCGGCCACATCCGCCGCTTCGACTACTACCCTAAACGTGAGTCTAACGATTTCCTTCAAAGAGCGAGTGCTTAAATATGGCAACAAGCGGACAAAAGACATTCGTCTTCCCAGTTGATCGAATCATTCGAACTGCCCTTCGACGGGTTGGTGGTGAATGGACCAATGCGGAAGAGCAAAGCCTTGCACGAGACGAACTCAATCTGCTTCTTTACGAACTGATTAACAAGGATGCTCCGCTTGGGACCATCAAGGAGTACCAAGTGTCTGTAGGTACCTCCGACGGACAGTTTGAAGTGGAGAATGGCGTTGTGGGCATTATGGACATGTTGGTCCGCACGTCCAATGTGGTCTCCGTGGGTACTAGTGCCACTCAATATGGCAACGGATATACCGACGTACCCATGGCACGCATGTCTTTTCTTGAGTTCCACCAGATCAACGACAAACAGAAGTCAGCTAGACCGACAAGTTTCACAACGGAAGTCAGTTCTCAGCAGATGAAGATCAAGATTTGGCCTATTAACGACACGACACCGCGTCATTTGGTCTACTTTGGCATCACTCAGCCCGACACCGTGACCCGCAGTGCGCAGGATTTGGACATGACAGCCCGATTCTTCCCGGCAGTCATCGAAGGACTCGCTTATCGCCTCGGAAAAGGACGCAAAGGTGTGTCTACTGAGCGCCTAGAACGAATAAAGATGGACTACAAAGAGCTTCTTCAAGAGGCTTTTGATGGAGACAGGGAGCGCACAAGCTTTTTTGCACGCCCTGTGGTGAGGTAATGTATGCGACAGCCCTTTGTACGGACACTTAGCAAGGATGGTGGTGGTAATTTCTCTACAGGCAAAAATGCTGTAGGGATTTGTCATCGTTCGGGCTTCAAATTTCCATACAGAGAGCTTGTTTTTGAACCCGGTACTAATTTTCTTGTACACAAAAGTGAAACAGATGGCAATTATTCGCTTGTAAATCACCCGCAGAACTACCCGCCAGAGGATATTACAGATCGAATTTCCTTGAAGTGGTCGTTTCCTGAAGCAGAGTTGTCCGTTGGTACAGTTGTAAGTGCGGAAAAGTTGTCGTTACCGGAGTATATAATTAACGCGAGCGTTGAATAACATGGTTGTACAGCGCAGAACGTTTCAACAGTCCAAAAGAGGTCCTAAAAAGTCTTTTGCTCTGGCAATAGATCAACGTACTGGTTTCAAACACAGTCAAAAAGACATGGTTTTTGAACCTGATACACAAGTGTTTGTATATAAAAGTGAATCTGACAAAAGGTATAATTTAGTAGGACATCCTCAGAATTATCCTAGTCAAAAGCTTCAAAGAGCAGAAAGAATCACACTCAGACATCCAAGTCCTGATGTGTCTTTGTTTATTGGAGTTGTTATTAGTGCAGATCAATTGGGCTTGCCAAGCCATGCTTCGACATTTTATTCAAGCACGGTTTGGCCGTCAATAGGAACAAATGTAAGTGCTGGTACTTCCATATCTACAGGAACGTGTGCAGGCGGGTTGAACTTCTCGCTCCCACAAAATAGCCAGTATTATGTAATTATATTCCAAGGTATCTAACGGGAGAAACACGTGTCAAACAATATTACGATCAAGGATGCAAATAACACCAATGTTGTTCTTCATACTATTGAAGATTCAACCAGTGTACATTTCAATCAAAGCATTCCGACGGATATTGCTAATAACACTGCTACGGTAGTTTCGGGTGGTCAGGCTGTTGCCTCGGGAATGGGTGCTCTTGTAGTGGCTCAACGAGATGCTTTGCCCGCTGGTACAAATCTTCTTGGTGGCGTGTCGGTACGCGGCATCAGTGACGTTTCAGTAAGTCCCAATGGATTGAATATCCCGGTCAGTATTGCTAACACTCTTGACATTGACGTTTCGGTGGGAACTCACCCAGTAACCCAGAGCGGTACGTGGGGTGTCAATCTTAACGGCGCTGTGGTTTCAAATCCTAATACAGCCATTATTACTGCTGCAAATGGCGCTTTGTATACAGCCGCCTTGACTTATGGTTGGGATGGGGCAAACTGGCGTCGTGTAGACATCGATACAAATGGAAAAGCCAACGTATCTATTTCCAATACGCTTAACATTGGTGTCAGCGTAGCAAATACCATAAACGTAGCTACGCATGCAGTAACTCAGTCCGGTGCTTGGGCTGTTTCGGTCAGCGATAAGGTGTCGGTTGCGGGGCTTGTGGCAGCCACTCAATCAGGCACTTGGAACGTCGGTCTCAATGCAGGAACGGCGCTTGTCGGTGCTGTGTCGATCAGCCCCAATGGTCTAAATATACCGGTCAGCTTGGCCCCACCGACATACAACTTGCCAGTTTCGGTCCACCCGGTTACGCAGTCGGGTACTTGGAATATTGCGGCGATTACCTCTATTAATTCCCGCATCGCAGTTAGTGTTGAAAATACCAACAACATTGCAGTTAGCATTGCAGCAGGAAGAGTATCCACTGCGGGTCTTGTTTCTGTTTGGGATGCCAATACAGTTGTTCCTGATTCTGATGCAAAAGTTTTGCAAGGATTTAATCACAGCATAGCTATTACTGCTGGATACGTTTTTAACAGAGCGAGCAACACTTGGGACCGAATGACGGGCACCAGTGTTGGTCTTGCTGTTGTAGGTACTGTTTCTGTAACTGGACCTCTTCCTGCAGGCACCAATCACCTTGGAAAAGTCTCTGTTGAAGGGTTAAGTATCTCCGGTGTAGGTACTCAGCTTGTTTCAGTAGGCGGTCCCGTTTCTGTTCAAGGTGTTCAGATTGTTGGTCGCGACGGTTCTGGTAATGCACGCACTCCTTATATTGATGCCAGTGGTATTGCAAGGGTGTCTATTGAAGGGTCGCTTACTGTAAGTGGTTCTTCAATGGTTCAGACCGTTGGCGCTGCTGTTACCACTGAAGGCTACCCAATGCTTGGTTCGGACGGAACCAACGCAAGGCGATTGCTTACTACAACGGGTGGTGCTCTAGTTGTCCATGTCAGTAATTCGCAGCCCGCAGTAGCGACCTCAATTGCCGGGGTGGTCTCGGTTGTTCCTGATGGTGCAACGAATTGGCCTGTAAGTATCGCCAATGCAAGTTTTAACGTCAGTATTGACGGCGTTGTTGTTTCGACAAACAATCTAGCAACAATTAACGCTGTAAATAGGTCCCTCTACACAATTAGTCAAAATTATGGTTGGGACGGAACTACTTGGCGAATCCTTTCTTCTGATACCAGCGGTAGATTAAATGTAAATGCCAATGTTTCTCTTGGAGGCAGTGCCGCTCTAATTGGTTCCGTGTCCATTAGCCCAAACGGGTTGAACATTCCGGTCAGCGTAGCAGGTACCATCACAGTTGGTACACATGCAGTTACACAATCGGGTGCTTGGGCTGTTTCGGTCAGCGATAAGGTGTCGGTTGCGGGTCTCGTTGCTGCTACGCAGTCTGGTACTTGGAACGTAGGACTCAACGCAGGCACTAATCTCATTGGCGCTGTGTCAATTAGTCCGAATGGCCTAAATATTCCAGTTAGCGTAGCAGGCACCATTACGGTCGGCACGCACGCTGTAACTCAGTCTGGTGCTTGGGCGGTCTCGGTTAGCGATAAAGTCTCCGTTGCTGGACTTGTCGGCCTCAATGCTGGCGCTAACCTGATCGGTTCAGTGTCTATTAGTCCAAACGGTCTAAACATCCCGGTTAGCATTGCTAACACAGTCAACGTAGCCACCCATGCAGTTACGCAGTCTGGTACTTGGAACGTTGCCGCCTTAACTTCAATTAACTCAATTGTCAAAGTGTCAATTGAGGGCAATTTGGCTGTCAGCGGGTCTTCGATGACTCACACAGTTGGTGCTGCAGTTACAACTGAAGGTTATCCAATGTTGGGTTCTGACGGAACTAACTCCCGCAGGCTTTTGACAACAACCGGAGGTGCTCTTGTCGTTCACGTCTCCAACACAGCCCCCGGAGGTGCCTCTGGTGGCGGCACGCCTATGGTTTCAATCGGCGGTGCAGTAAGTGTACAGGCCGTACAGATTGCAGGCAGAGACCCTAGCGGAAACGCACGAACAATCAAAACTAACGTATCAGGTGTTTCGTACATCAGCACACGGACATTTATGTCGCAATATACGTTTTCCCGTCCTGCTGACACAACTGCTTATGCAGCGGGTGCTACAGCGGCTCCGGGTAACGCAGGTGACTTGATTGCTAATAGTACGACGGCAGGTTCAGTTACTCCTTTGAAGTTCCGTATTGCAAAAGGACCGGGGCAGGTAGCCTACATTCGCGGCGCACGTATGTACCGAACGGGTGGTGGTCTGGCTACTGGACAGCATAACATTACTGGTGCAATCAGACTTCATTTGTTTAATACAAACAACAAAGTGTCTGTTGCGGGGGGAGACAACGCTGCGTTTAACGCTTCCCCGGTGAGTAACTGGATGGGATATATTGACCTTGTAGCTATTGCTTGTGCCCCCGGTCTTCGCACCAGTGGTGCAGTGTCTACTCAGGTCTATTGGGGGTCTCCTGCACGTACTGGTGAAATGATTGTTGATCTCAGTGCTGCGCAAGTGTCAATCCAAGGTCTTCTTGAAACACGTATTGCATTTACAC